GTGAATGACATAGGCATCACTCCTAGGAGCCGTATGACTCCCTATTGTTCAGCGCTAAAACGCTAGCACTAGGTCTATCACTTCGACCGGCTGATGCCGAGCGCAGTGATAATGGCTTTCTGTCTGGTGGAGAATCCATCATAAGAAAGACCAAAACCATATGGTGTTGCTGGCAGCCTCTTCTTGGTCTCAACGACCAAAGAAAGTGGCGCAGGATACCCACCACCGCGAAGGTTCGCGGGGCCGGTATATGTATAGGTACGTCTATGGACTTGATGTTCCATGATGTACCCGTACAACAACACTTGGTTATCGATGGCCCAATCAGTCCAGTTCGATATAACATCGCCTGAACTGCTAAACCAATCGACGGCCCAGCTCCACGGAGCAAGGTTCCAGAGAGTTTCTGGAGTAAGTGAGATACCGAGAGTCTTACGGGCGTAAATAACGCCCCTAGCTATCTCGTCCGTCAAATCATCACTGATCGGCGGTACGTAGTAGCTGAAAGCACCTCGGAACCACCTACGTATAGAGATATCATCTTCTCTATACACCTGACCCAACGGATTCACTCCCTGATCGCTATACATGCTTTCAGCGGAGGGTGAAACGTAAGGATACGTCAACCCCCCTATCTTCGTAATCGAAGAGGAATGAATCTCTGGGAAGTCATACGACCGTCTAACCGACTTACCCGAATTACGCTCATACTGCTGGAACGCAGAATTTGCGTCGATCACACCGGCTGCAAAGCCTATGAGATCATCGACAAGCGGTTTCCATCCAAACTCATAGTTAAGGTATTCTTTACCGATCGCCCTTCGGCGATCGCGTGCAGAAAGCCCGCGCCATGTCTTGAGTGTGCCACCAATGAGAGCAGGAATGCCCTCATGGAAAAGCTCACCAATAGTTGTGGATAGATCGACGGGAGGACGGGATGGTGAACACCGCGCTATAGCAGTCGTGCCATAGGAGTTCAGGGCAGAATCGCCTGAAGCTTCCAAGGTCGGCCACTCAAACGCAGTGGTAGGCATGATCGGACCAGAATAGTTCGACCAAAACCTATACCATCCATCAGGATAACCCTGAGAAGTGGGTCCGTCCCTCCACGTATAGTAAGTACTGCCAGTAGCTACTTCGCTAGGGCAGTACCTCTTGTACGAGAGAAACGGTCCACCAATGTCCCCTTTGAAGACCCCGCTCTTGCGGGATTTCCAATTCGGATGACTTTCTGACTGCGTAATTTGCAGTCCCTGCAGTAGAGGAATGTTGAACGACTCGGGGCCAGAACGATAGACAGTTGTCTTCGTTTCAACCGGATTCGAGACGTAGGTCGTTGTTTTAACCGACAACTTACCACCAGATGGACCCTTGAACGGTATAACCCGTTTCTTGGTATCCAATGGCATCAACTCCCACTCTGCAAGCCAGAAAGCCTGTATGGTCTTGCGGTTAAAACCGCACCTGTTCCAGG